TTGCAAATAAATGTAACGCATTTTTGAATGGAAAATTCTTATCAAATATTGCCGACAATTTCTTTCTTGTTACCGAAAATTTTGGAATAGTCCGAATGGGTTAGTATTAAATTATGGGGAAAACCATTTAGGTGAAAAACCCCATACTAATCTTTTAATAATTGTCCGTAAGGGAGTTCTCAAACCACATGTCGTCCAAGGTCTTCCAGGTGGGACTAACAGGGTCTATCTTTGCTCTAGCTAGAGCATCATTTAATTTTTGTTTGTATGTCTCGAAAAATTTCGGTCCATACGCATGGGCCTCCATGAGCGCTGAATTTACATTGATCCGGGTGGCCGTCTTCTTATCCGCACACTGCCATATCCATTTGGGTATTTCATTTAGTGCTTCCGAGTCCAGGGGGCCTAGGACTAACTCTGAACGAGTGTCATGGCATCTGAAAGTGCGTTTCAAGAAAGAAGCGTGGGAGATGGGCACAAAGTCTGGAACGTCGATCAAATCTTTGTCTGCTGATGTAGCGGCTATTTTGTATTGGGCCAGAAAGTTGCGAATCGTGTTGGTGTTGAAGATCTGTTTATATTTATCAGACACAGATGCTATAAAATCGTCGCCATAGCACACAAGTGCCACATTTTTGCGGAAAACATCATATATGTCTGGGTGCTCACTAAGTGCTGTTTGGTGTGCCAAAGCTTCCCACGAGATGTGAAGGTAGAGCAGGTTCACAAGAGTGTTAATGATAGTTGTTATAGGCGCGCCTGATGGTGAACCAGCAAATTGCCGGTAAACAGTAGCCCCAGCTGCATGTACACTGTTTGTGCACTCCTGTAGTATAGCACGGAGTTCCAACTCGTTGACGTCCTCCACATTCTTTAGTGTCCAACGTACCATAAGCTCAACAGCGGAAGCGGAAACCTTTGCATTGAAAGCAGGGCCGAAGTTCGAATAATCCATTGTGACAATGTTCAAGGGGGACACCTTTGTGAGTTTGCGGTAGAGTGCAGTCCATTCTGGGCCCTTGGCATTAATACCAACAGCAGAATTAACATTCAAGCGTGCTTTCATAAAGGCAGCACAGAAATGTAGATAATTCTGTCGCATCGCAATGGTGTAGTCCACAGGGCAAGCACAAAACACTCTGGTACTTCCTTGTTTTGGAATTTTTGTCAATTTCTTCCGTTCATCCTTAAGGGTATCGGTGAAAATTGTTTCTGGTACAATTCCTTGCTTGCGAAGAGCCTCTTTCCGTTCCAATTCTGCCTGTAATTCAGGATGTACTTCACACTTTGTTACTTCTCCATGTTCATCTCGGTCAACAGTAATCCATGCTCGTTTAGTGGAGTCATCAGCTTTCTTACCCCAAGGGAATCCGGAAGATGTATCCAACTTAATGCCCTCGTAGTAATCCACTGTATTGTAACCCACAATCGCGTCACGAATGTTCAAGCGCTTGGGTTTCACTACAGCAGGTCGCATGGGGTTAATGAGCGTGTCCCACACTGCCTCCTGAGCTGCAATCACTTGCGTGGTGGTAAAATCTGTGGTAGTCTTACCATGTTTCTGAGCACCATAGTAAAGAGGCGATTTCTCGTGGGTATATCGCTTATCTTTATGAGATAGAATTGCGGGAGCTGTCGTGGCATCTTCCAAATAAGGGGCAACCAGAGATGGTCGGATCTTCGTCTTATCAGGACTGAAAGGTACCATGTTTTTGGGTAGAGCTCCCAGGTAGTCCACACGAGTTTCGTGATCGAATACCATTGCGTCGTGTCTATCTGCGATGTTCTCTCTTTCTACGACCTCATACTGGAGCATAACTCGTTCTCCGGGTAGTTCCGCAAGTAATTCTTGGGTAACAAGAACACCATACCCTGTGCCTGCACTAGTCCCCGCCACATGCATGGACCGAATGGGTCTCTGCGAGTTTGGAGTTAGTAGTATTGAGCCACATGCTCCGCCCTCAGAGTGGTTATATTCCAGCAAGTCTGTTGCCCAGAATGTAGAAGTGTCAGAGTCTTCAAACTTCATGCGTGGGACAAAATCTATGATGTCCACAGATTTAATCATCAATGCACTCCGGAGTCTCGTTGGAACCAACACTAAGTTACCCTCATTGGGGTAGGGAAGTGCGGCATCATCATTTGTTTGGAAAAAGTTACGGATGTCACGGAAGCTGGGATATGTATTTGGTAAGTTGAAGAAAGCTAAATCAGTGTTGGACATTTCAGTAAAATCTGCTTGGTCAAAGGTGTAATCTTGTCGCAAGTGATTAACTGAACCATTAACGAATAGAGCTGGCTCGATGGTGATGCGCTTGGTGTCTGAGCTGCCAAATAGGCGCACGTAATGCCGAGGCATTATAGCAACCTTTCCCGCAATACCTACGCACACAGCTTGACCCACAATACCACCTTCCTCATTGTAGCACTTGGCAATAACATAGTTCCGTATGATACGTTCTGTGACAATTTCATCTAGTGATTCGGATTGTGTTGAGGGCTGTATACGTGTGGGTTGGATTCTACGTGGTTGAACAATCCTGCGCATCTGGCGAGCTTCATGTGAATAGTTAGGGTCAGTGCCTTGGATAGCCGGTGTTTCCCAAGCAGACCACAACTTCCGGAGCCCAATTAGGGCAGTCGTTGCTGTGACAATACCGCAACACACATTGATGATTAGCTTGTGCTTGGCATATACATCTGAAAGGTACTCCCACCAGGTCAAGGGTACAACGGTAATGGGTACAGCCTCAAGCCAAGTAGGGCGTAATAACTTAGGAATCTTCCTCTTGATAGCGAGCCGTCGTTCGCCCAAGGCATTGTGTGCAGTAGTGATGTTACGTCTTAGGGTAGCAATGTTTCTCCGCCTCCATGTATACATGAAGGATTTAACTCGTTCAATATCTCCAAAGGGACATGTACTACAACAAGCTCCATCAGGAACATAAATGTATTCTGCTCGGGCTGAGGGACCAACTAACTTGAAGAAGGACTCATCAGCCTCTGGATCGTATTCATATGCTACAATATCAGGTAGCACAAACAGTTGTTCATGCTGACATGTCGTTCTCATGGGTGCTTTGTAAGTATCCCAAAGATCTTCTCTAAATATGGGAATTTCAATGATGTCAGCGACGTCTTCCCTAGCTAATGAAGATTGGGGGACTTCGTAGGTTTGGAAAGGAGGGGAATCAACCTGCGTTAGCGCACGTGCTTGTTCCCACACATCTTGGTCTGGGCGCAGAAGGCTATCTGCGATTTCGGACGCAGCCGTTGACATGAATGCATACACATATCCGTCCTGTGGGTTGAAAATGTACCGCGTGATGTTTGCTAGCAAGTTTATCCAGTTGATTATCTTTGTAGGTATAACATCAAGCACACGGGTCATTAGAGCCACCATGTCCTGGAGACGCCCATCAACATTCTTCACGAGCCAAATGGCTATATCCATGAAAATAGACCCATTAGAATTTACGGCCGGGCCAAAGCGGGTGGATCGACATACGGGGCATCGGTGCATTTGAATGTCATGTTCTCTGGAACGCGTCAAGCAATCAGTGCATATAGAGTGTGGAGCATCAGTTGTGTGATTTACACAGCTAAGACCCAACTCCTTATCGGTCTCAAAACATACAGAGCAAGTTCCAACTTCCAAAACAGAATTAGCATCGGTGAAATTCTTGAGTGACTGTGCAATGAGAGTCCATGATTTTGACGCTACAGATAACACAACAGATGGCGTCAAAACCACTCCTTTCAATGCCGCCACAAGTAGCGCACCATACCCTACCTGTGTGACCGGGTTCTCACTAGCAGTGTGGGGTAACATATGGTTCTCCACAGTTGCACAAAGAGATCGGACGGCCAGTTCTAGTTGTTCCGAGGGGAGGTAAGCATTCTGGTTAGGATATTCCATACAAGGTACTGCTGAATAGAGCAACTCGAAGGGATCTTGAGTTATACCTCCGTTATCTGCGAAGCAATCCATTACCTGTTGTAAACGCTGTTTTACATTTACTTGCTCGCGCCGGTGGTATGCCTCAAAGTATTCCGCTAGCCACGGTACAAACTCCGTACAATTCTTGTAATTCCGGGTGAAACTGTCCTTGTCAGTAGCATTGCGCGCAACATCAAATTCAAGATGGGACATGGTCAGAGACTCTTCCTCAGTAAGGCAATTGCGAATTGACTGTGCTCCTGCACGGCGTTCTTCGAATTCCTTAGTAAGACGGGCCCTAACCACAAGATCTCTACGTCTGAGTACAGCTTGCGGATAGGACGCCACCCCTGAATCCAGAGCGGACGGGAAAGCTCCGTTGCACAAGAGCACCACTAATACAGGGTTGGCTGATATCCTCTTTTCCTCAATAGATGCCATCTCCGGTCGGAATTCGGTGGTACTCTTAAGCTGATATAACTCACTTACTGTCTGCTCAATGAGTGTAGAGCTTCGAAGATTCATCCAGTCATCGTAAATAATGGCTGGTTGATCCCTGTACCCACTCCAGAATTTAGAACCTGGTGCGCGTGTATAGGTACGTCCGGACCTCATACTGGTGAAACCAATTTTATCAAGGAGTGCTTTCACAATCTTCTCGGTAATATATGACTTTCCAATGCCTGGATCACCCTCAATACAGAGCACGAAGGGTTCGTACCTGGCAGGAGAGCAAGAGAGGTCTACAAATCTCTCTGTAGCTGCCTTGATAACGTCGGAACACATCCTGCTCAGGGGTGCCGACGCTACATTGCGACCAGCGAGAACTAGAGAACGTTGAATCTGGTAAGCTTGCATTGTGGTGCGCCAGTAACGTAGACGGAATGCAGGTGTTTGGAGCATGCTCATATTCGCTTCATTTAGACATATTTGTGCTTCCTGGACGAAGTTGTTGATAATTGTTGAATTCTCTGCCAGCGCCTTCACTGCAGCCACCTCCGGATCAACGTACCCAAGAGCCTTCATAATTAAATCTTTGAAACATGAAAAAGTAGTTGCAACGAACCGCAATACGTTATTCATGTAAGACAATCCCTTAGAGCTAAGGAAGAGTTTTCCAAATTCTTGGGCCCACTGAGTCACGGTGGAGGCTTCGAGTGTTACAGATAGTGCTGAGCCTACAAGTGCACAGAGCAAGCCTGCATAGGTGTGGGAATCGTCAGCCTGGGTCATGGTTGTATTTTCAAATAGACGCCGAATAACTGTAGCCAATTGTGAAGCAAAGGACATTATAGCTGTTGTTCCCCCCATGACTTGATAGAATACGCGGCAAATACCCATACCCACTACGGTCCAGGACCTATCTATGTACGCAGCAAACAAATCAAATAGTGAATTTTCAATAATGGTTTTAATAGAAGGAAGAACATTTAGAGAGTTTATTATAGTAGCAACTGCCGTGTGGATCTGACTAGTCACAGAATCCAAAACATTCTCTGCACGAGTAACAACGTTACCAAGGTTCTCCAAGACCCGAGATCCTTGGCGTAAAGTGTCATCGACAGCATTGAGTGTGTTCCGTCCTCTATATGTGGCATAGGCAGTTCCTAGAGCGGCAATTGGAGATGGGGTTAGGGCTAAAATAGTGTCGCGAATTGCAGCACTATTGCTCGTGATAAAATCCATCTGCACACGAGCATGCGTATCGTTGAATAGATACGTGTTACTGTCGGATGTGGACTGTGGTACACCGTAAAAATTGGCGACCTCAAAGTCGTCACCAGCACTCCACCACACAGAAACTTCAAGATCATCGTGGGATGAGAGTGCAATGTGTCCTGCGTTGCCATCACCCTTGTCACGCCATGAATAATTACGCTGAGCGTCCTCTTCCATCGTAAGAGTCCAATCGTTCTCCGTATCATAAGGGGCTTCGTATACCATGGTTGGGTTAATAGACGGTACAAGGATATCCGTTGCAAGACCAGAACCAAAAATAGGTCTCCTTGTGGACGAGGTTTTGTCGCCTATTGCCAAATTACCCGTGATACGCACGCCCGAGTGTGGAATGTGCGTGACATACAGGATCTGCGAAGCTCCCTCGACAATGATAGTGTATCTCATAGTACCTCGCCAGAACCGGAACAGGTTCATGATTGCGGCCTGGGGTGTCATTCCAATTAGCTGAGAATAGACAGGGCTAGAGACAGAAGAGTGATACTGCATTTCCCGACTTGGTGGCATTAGTGGGATGAAGAACGCGGAGTTGGGTGAGCTGGATGATCCATAACCCTTAACAGTCACACGCTCAAACATGAGGACAGGACGTCGCAGAATATCTTTAATAGACACCTGAGAGTCTGTTGTCTGTAAGGCCAGGTTGAATTTACCTACAGAGAAGTCATCTGTGGGATCAGTATCTTCTTTATCGCCTGTATCTGCCTGTGTTCGCGCACTTTCGCGCATTCGAGCTTCAACAGTCTTCTCATTCCACTCATTATAGTCGGAAATTGCTCGTTTTGATCTAGTGGAGGGCTGTACTGCTGGGTAGTTTGCAGGGAAGTTATCCATCGGAGGTGCTTTTCCAGTATACTCACGGGTGGGGCGGAAGGCTGATTGTTTCAAGCTGTGCACCATAAAGTTTGGTGAGGCACGCCAAAACACAAGAACTTCAATGTCTTGAGGAGCTGTTTGTACTGGGCGTAAATCATTAACAACTCGCACCCGGAATGTGGTTTTAGAATCAGCTCGAATACTAAGAGCGTTCTTCTTCGCGTCGTCAGTTGGGGTAGTTCCGTCGAACATTGGTGTAAATACAGCGTTATTGCACCTACGCCACACAGTATCATAGATGTATGGGACTGTGAAATGGACCGATTTCTGGTCTCCGAGATGGAAGGTTTTTGTGTATGTGGAAGCAGTTTGTGCTTCTGACTCAGTTGTCTTATCACTCGGTCTGCCAAATTCCGCGGCTAGCATTAGGGCTCCGGTATGGAATGCATTAGATACAAAATCTAAGCGGATTTCGATGGTGCCAGCCCAGAATTGGTATAATCCACACACGTATTCTAGAGGTGTGGAGGCCCCTGTGTAGGATGCATCGTAGCTCCTTACTGAAGGATCAACCGTAAACTGAGCGATCGTTGTGCCTGGGGCAGCTGTGGATTGCCAAGTGAACACAGAACGTAAGCCCCAAATTCTGGCGATATCAAGTGTTGTTTTGGGGTCATCTTCGAACGGTTTGGTCACACCATAACTCGTCATGGCATAGGGATTTGTTCGCAATGGATTAGCATCTACTAAACCTTTGCCTGTGCCAAAGTTCAATCGAGGATGAGGGACGAAGACTTGGGCTCCCACCACAGTGGGTTTGTCTCGGTTGGGAGTTTCCCCTATCGTTTTGAGAAGTTTCTCAGCTACCCCAAGTACCTCACGCACCTCTCGTGTAGGTAGTGCCTCCTTGAGCAGGGGTACTAACGTGTCCATTTGCACAGCAACCCGATAGGACATGCCTGCAAATTCGGCCTTTGTTAGCCTTACAAACGGGCGGACAAAAGCATTCGTCTGACCATCCTTACCCGTTTTCAATGGAGATATAACGATTAGGTCCACTGTGGCAAATTTGGAAGGTCGCACACCTACACTCGCACTGTCATTTTTAATATTCCGCACGAAGGCGCGGTGATACCGGAATGGTACGCGCAAAACGCCCTCAACATTCGTTGCCAGATCCAGCATAACATGGGGTCGTTGTAAAGCCGTTAACGATCCTGTCTGGATTTCGTCTGCCTGGTAGGAGTCCCACTTAAGTGCAGCAACAAGTTTTCCGCATTGGAACTTATTTGCGTTGACCACAAATTTCATTTCAATGTCATACTTGCCGTAAATGAATGTCTCAAAGGGCAATAAGTTGGGCGCACTCCCCATTTGAGTAAATAGGGTCTCGGGAAGGTAGTAGCTAGCCAGAATAGTATCCCTGCTCTGTCCATCCGTTCGTACTTCGACAGATTTGAGAGGCATCCACCTTCCTGTGAGTTGTTCCATAGTTGTAATCCGCTCAGAAGAGGCATACGCGGTAGCTTTGTCTTCCGCAATCGTCTCGCTTGTAGTTTGTGCTTCATCTCTGGTTACTATGGTGTTACTTGCCTTATCACTCTCTTGAGTGGCTAAGCCCTGAACAGATTCTTTCGGGCCGTCACCATCCATTTGAGTTTTGGGGCGAAGTAAAACCAACATAGCACAATCAGATGCATTCTTGGCGTCCTTAAGTGAACGTCCTATGCCGTAAGCGGTTATAGTTCCTCCTGGAGTGGACATTCGTCTTTCGTGTTCCCAGATTCGCAGTCCATCATGTAGGGTTTGTCGTTGGGAGGTCGTCTCAGACACCATGCGGTGACGAGAAAACCAATTATTATACTCAGAGGTATAATCAGTAGTCGCATCAAAAACTGTGCGCCTGGCGGCATAGCTGACATTTGGTTTCTTAACCAGCACATTATAGGCATAATGGTCGTCCGTATGCGCGATAACAGCGGTTCCTGCTGCTGCGGCATGTGTTCCATAACAGAATAACCATTGCGGTTTGATCGCCTTGTCATTTCTGGGTTGTATATTCTCACCACTGTTGGTTCCTGGCTTGCAGGGTCCAACGTCTCCTCTAAAAAGAGCCTCAGTAGAAGCCATCATAGTATCAGCAACTGCTTGTCTATATATTCTCCTCAGATATCTTCTTGCTTTCTTCGCTTTGTGTAATCGCTTTGGGTATTCGCTTTGAATATTTGTTTTGTGTAATCGCTTTGTATAATCGCTTGGGGGAAGCACTTGTGTTTATTTCTTTAGGTTGTACGCATATGTGGATTGAAAAGGTGGTTTTTAACACATTAGTGTCCTCACCGCTGATGACGGGGCTGGTTCCGGGTATCCTTTATTCGGCGATACCGTCCTAGCGACATTTTATACAAGAAATATTCGCCAAAACTTGCTCCAATTTATCCACGAGGAGGTGTGGTAGGGTACAGTAAAACTGCTATGGTCTCCCCAATAACATGCCTTGCCCACCTGTAAAACAGGTCCAGCTGCTGCTGGTAGGATCCTAAGATATTGCGTTCATTATCCAAGCATCAAGTCCTTTTGGGAGAGTGCCGCGAATAATTACTAACTCACAAATTCGTCTCGGTACGGCCTTATCTAGATTTTGTATTTTGTTTTTGTTTTTATTGTGTTCTTAAACTTAGATTAAAATAATTACTTAACTAATTGCTTAAACTAGGATATTCCGTTAACATTCAATATAAACCAGGTGGCGGGTAGAAGATTAAGCTTCTTTCAGTAACACTAGAGCCTACATAAATGCGGGTAGTAGCCTGATACTGTCAGAAGGGTCTTCAAAATCATAATAAAGTTCGTTTGGATGGTATTGGGTGTATAATCATTCTCGAACAGAGCGTGCAGACGATTAATCGAAAATATCATACTTGAGACGCGGGAACTTAGGTAAACAACACCATAACTGAAAATACTGGTTCAGAGCGTGCAGACGATTAAACGAGCTAACAGTTATATAATGCTGAATATTACTAAGAGAGAGGGTGGCCTATAC